TGATGTGTGGGTATTTGAAAATCCTAAGTTGAATGTCACGGCTCAACTCAATCAGATTACTGAGCTTATTGACATTAACTTGAATGCTTTGACAGAAAAGCTTAGCGATGGCAATTCTAGCTTGAGAGGTTTCTTAAAGCTACCAACTAAGGCAGCTGATGAACATTTGAAGCAACAAGCCAGGGACCGTGTTGATAGTATGCTTGACTTGGCCAAGAACGGTGGCATTGCTTATCTTGAGCAAGGCGAAGAATTCCAGGAACTTAGCAAAGACTATTCTACTGCTTCTAAGGAAGAATTAGAGTTCTTGAAATCACAGCTTTATAATGCTCATGGTATCAATGAGAAATTATTTACCTGTGACTATACTGAGGAACAATATAGAGCCTACTATTCTAGCGTCATGAAGTTATATCAGCGTGTCTATTCTGAGGAGATTAACAGAAAATACTTCACGAAGACAGCACGGACTCAGGGCAATAAGTTACTGGTCTTCTTTGATATGGCTGACATGATTTCATTTAAGGATTTGGTTGAAGGTGGCTTCAAGTCCAAATATGCTGGATTGATGAACTCAAATGAGTTCCGTGAAACCTATCTTGGTTTACCTGGCTATGAGGGCGGTGAAGTATTTGAAACCAACCTGAATGCTGTTCGTATCGGTGCAGAAGAATCTGAGTAGAATCTAAAGGGTGGGTGGTTGGCATATCTTTCACGAAAGGAGGTAAGCAATGGAAAAACTAAAAACCTTTGTTGTGAAGTCGGTTGAGGATGAATCAGCTGACTTTCATTTTGAGGCTTACGCTTCAACCTATGACAATACAGACAGAGAAGGCGATGTGATGGCCAAGGGGTGTTTTGATAACACTCTGAAATCTAAGGCTGTTGTCCCTATGTGTCTTAATCATGACCGTAACTGTGTTATTGGTAAGCATGAATTGTCTGTGGATGAAAAAGGCTTGCGAACACGTTCAACGTTTAATCTTAGTGATCCAGAGGCTAAGAAAACTTATGACCTCATGAAAATGGGGGCATTGGATAGCCTGAGTATTGGGTTCTTTATTAAAGATTATGAGCCTATTGACGCTAAGCAACCTTATGGCGGATGGATTTTCAAGGAAGTTGAAATCTTTGAAATTTCTGTTGTGACCGTGCCAGCTAACCCTCAAGCAACTGTTGACAATATTAAGGAATTTGATATGTCGGCGGTTGATAAGCGAATCGCTCAGGCGAACATGAGGCAAGAAATCATGAGTAAACTTGCAAAAATTTAAAGGAGACATGATGAAAAAATCACTCATTGAGCTTTTGGAAGCTCGTCAAAAAGCAACTGATGAACTGGCTGAGGTAAAGCTTAAAAAAGCCACTATTGAAGCAAAGATGAAATCTTCAACCATTGAAGACGATGACTTGGAACAGTTAAAAACTGATGCAGAAAGTTTGGTTTCTCAAGCAACAGCTATTAAGGAAACAATTGCTGGGCTGGATTCTGACATTGAAGAAACTGAAGAAGAACTCAGCAAAGCTGCTAAAATCATTAAAGAAAAACAGAAAGGTAATACACCTATGGATTATTTGAAAACCAAAGCCGCTGCTCTTGACTTTGTCCGTATTCTGATGGACAACGAAGGTAGCGCAAACAGTGCCCGTAAAGCGTGGGAAGCTAACCTTGTTGAAAAAGGAGTGACTAACCTCACTAAGATTCTTCCAGAACCTGTTCTTATCGCTATTCAAGATGCCTTTACTAACTATAATGGGATCTTGAACCACGTTTCAAAAGATCCACGTTATGCGGTGCGTGTTGCTCTTCAAACTCAAGTATCTCAAGCTAAAGGACACAAAGCTGGTAAGACTAAGAAAGATGAAGACTTCACATTCTTGGATTTCACTATCAACTCTGCGACAGTTTATATCAAATATGCCTTTGAATATTCTGACTTGAAGAAAGATACAACAGGCGCTTACTTCAACTATGTGATGAAAGAACTTGCTCAAGGCTTCATCCGAACTATTGAACGTGCTGTTGTCATTGGTGATGGAAAATCTAACAGTGCTGAAGACAAAATCACTGAAATCAAATCAATTGCTGAAGAAACTGAAGCGAATCTCTTTGAAACACAAGAAATCAATGTTGCTGGTGTATTTGACAATGCTGTTCTTGAAACGCTGGTTGCTGGTATTGATAAGATGGTTCCAAATACTACTCCAATTCTTGTCACTTCAAAAGCCATTGCTCGTAAATTGAAATTGGTCAAAGATGCAGAAGGTCGCTACATCGATCCTCAACCATTTGCTCCAATTGCAACCAACGGAAATGTTATTGCTGGTTTTCAAGTTTACATCTATGACTGGATGGACGGTGCAACTAACCCAATCATTGCATTTGCTGACCAAGCTTATAAGATGATTGGTGATGAGGCTGCCGCTGACCGCTTTGATGATTATGATGTAACAGTCAACCGCCGTCATATTGAGCTTGCTAGTGTTATGGGTGGTCGTTTGGCTCAGTACAAATCAGCGGTTAAGTTTACAAACCCAGCAGGTTAAATATAGAAAGGGGAGTCTGAATGACAATCCTTAAAACAATCAAAGAAATGGTAGAAGTTGACGTTGAAGAGGATATCTTTGACGTCCAACTTTTACGATATATCAACAGTGGGATTTCATATTTACAAAGAAATGCTATTCCTGTTATCCGTATCGATAAAGAAACGGAGTTAGAGGGATGGACAGACATTAAGGAAGAAGATAGGGAGACAGTGCTTGACTGGTTACATCTGAGATGCGTTCAACGTTTTGACAAATCTTTGATGACAGGCAGTGCTGCTACTATGGAATGGATTGACGGAGAGATGACAAATCTTTTGTATCAACTCAAGGCAATCTATGAAGTGAAGACATGAAATCTTCAAGAGTAGCTATCATTCTTTGCTATGATGAGCGTGTTGAGGTTGAAAAAGGTGTCTGGGAGAAAAAGACCGTAGAAAAGAAAGTCAAAGCTGAGAAAGAGAAAATCTATCAGCGAAGGCTTGATAAAGCTATGGCAGACGGTCAAGTTCTGACTGCTAGGTTTAGTGTTCGTTCCAACTATGTGACTGACACTCTTGACTATGTCAAATATAATGGCAAAGAGTACAAGGTTAACATTGGGACAGAATCAGATGATGGTCATTACACTATCATCGAACTTGGAGAACTGAAATAATGGCCAAGAAATTTTTCACTAGACAAGATATTCAATCTATCCTTGAAACAAACCCTTTGAAGGCTAAGGTCTTCTACATGGAACGTGAGGAGAAATCTTCTCCTGACAATGTCATCTTGTATTATCGGTTAACACCAGGCAGTAGCATTACTGCTGATGATAGAGTGCACATGAGAAAAGTGACTTTGCAAGTTAGTCACTACCACAAGAAGAAACTAGACAACATTGAAAATTTGATGCTGTCTAATTTTATGTGTGAGCCAAATCAATTGAATCTAAAACAACCTGACACTGACTATCTACTGACAACTTACAGACTTGAGGTGTTTACAAATGGGCGGTGGTAGCGTGAAGATGACACCGCTAAAGGTGGATATCAAGAATCAAGTTTTAGAGAACATTAAGAAGGCTGCCCAAAGTACAGAAAATGACATTAGAACTGGAAGCCCTAGACGAAACGGTGTTTACGAAAAAGGTTGGACACACGACATCATAGATGACGCCGCTGTTGTTCATAATAATGGCAAAGAAAAATCTCTATCCCACCTATTAGAGAATGGTCATGCCACTAAAAACGGTGGCTTTGTTGCCCCTAGAGAGCATATCAGACCAGCCTACCTCAAGAATAAGGAGAAATTCCTTAATGATATGAAATCCATTAAAATCACACCTAAATAAGAAAGGAGTCTTACATGACTTATCAATACGATACAAGGGAAGTCACTCACGGTAATGCGAATGGTTTTTATGCCAAAATTGCTAAAACTGATGCTGGTGCCTTAGACTTGCAGAAACCTTATCCCTTTACAGGGCTACGAAGCACATCCTTTGAAACTTCTCAGGAATCAAATGCCTACTATGCAGACAATGTGGAACATGTTCGTTTGCAAGGTAAAAAATCCACAGAAGGGTCTATTACAACCTATCAGATTCCTAAACAGTTTATGATTGATCACTTAGGTAAAAAGCTTACGAACTCTACACCACCAGCTTTGATTGATACTGGTGTCAATACTAACTTCATTTGGGGTTATGCTGAAACTGTTACAGATGAGTTTGGAGCTGAGATTGAAGAGTTCCACATTTGGACGAACGTTAAGGCATCTGCACCTAAAGGCAGCACATCAACTGATGAAACATCAGCGACACCAAAAGAAATTGAAATCCCTTGTACTGCCTCTCCAAATAACTTCATTGTGGATTCTGAAAAGAAACCTGTATCAGAAATTGTATGGCGTGATGACAGCAAAGGAACCGTCCGTGGGAAGTTTGACAAGTTGTTTGCTGACAAGTCACCAGGCAAGCTGATTGATTTCATCAATGAAGCGCTTGGAACAACCACTACACCTACCACAACTGTTAGCGGAGGCTCTTAATGATTAAAAAAGAACTATCATTCACAGCGTTTGATAGTTACGGTGAAGAAAGAGAGCACACTGAAACAGTGCGCTTTCTTTACTCTTTACCAGCTATCAAGATGTATGAACAGCGAACTGGTCGTAACTTCTTTGATGACAACCAAAAAGCACTTACAGCATATACACAACTTGCTCTTGCAACTGGTGTAAACTGTAACCTATCTGATTTAACTGATGAAGAGAAAATCAAGATGATGCCTCTACTTATGGAACCTGATTTCATGAACTTCTTGACTGAAGTCATTCCTTGCCTTTATGGTGAGGTTGAAAATGGACGTTTAGTACAAAATGAGCTTACCGCTGAAACAGCTTCATTAGCTCCTTGGTTTGGTGATTTGATTGATATTGGTTTCTTCTCAGACCTCTTCTATGAATTTAACCGAAGCAGAGCAAAGGTGCCGCAAGATAAAAAAAAGCCTCTTCAGAAGTTGTAACTTCCGAAAAGGTTTATAAGGTTATCTTTGAAAATCGGATGGATGTTTTTTGGGCAGAATCCCAACACTTTAACTATTTGATGGGAACGCTTCACCAAATGAGCATCAATCAGGAAGAAAAGAAAACCTTATCCAACGCTGATTTACTTAGCGTGATGTCAGATTAAAAAGAAAGGAGGAAATCTATGACTGAAACGTTTGAAGGCTTATACGTCAAATTTGGTGCTAATACTGTTGAATTTGATAGGTCTGTAAAAGGTATCAACACTGCCTTATCTAGTTTGAAAAAAGACTTCAATAACATCAACAGACAATTGAAGATGGATCCAGACAATGTTGACTTGTTGAATCGTAAGTTGGTTAACTTGCAAGAACAGGCTCGTGTTGGTGCTATAAAAATTGCTGAACTCAAAAAGCAACAGAAGGCACTGGGAGAATCTGAAGTTGGGTCAGCACAGTGGAATAAGCTTCAACTTGAAATTGCTAAGGTTGAATCACAGATGAAGATTGTTGATAAGGCAATGGAGTCAACAAAGAAACACATTGAAGATGTAGGAGACCCAAAGTCTATTCTGAATCTTAACAAAGAACTTGATAATGTTGCTAAAGAGCTTGATATTGTCAATCAAAAGCTTGAGCTAGACCCTGACAATGTCGAACTAGCAGAGCAAAAAATGAAACTACTTGGCAAACAGTCGGAATTGGCTGGGGATAAAGTCCAAGAATTAAAGAAAAAACAAGCTGCCCTTGGCGATGAGAAAATAGGTACAGAAGAATGGCGTCAACTTCAAAATGAAATCGGTCAAGCTGAAGTTGAAGTTCTAAAGATTGACCGTGCAATGGACATTCTTGGTGAGTCAAGCCGTTCTGCAACTGGAGACATCAAAGAGGCAACCAGCTATTTAAGAGCTGATGTCATGATGGATGTTGCAGATAAGGCTGGTCAGATTGGCCAGAAAATGGTTGACGCTGGGAAAATGACAGTAGATGCTTGGTCTGAGATAGATGAGGCTCTGGACACCGTCACAACCAAAACTGGTCTGACTGGTGATGCCTTAGCAGAGCTTCAGGAAATTGCTAAAGACATTGCTACTGGTATGCCTACCAGCTTTCAGAATGCTGGTGATGCCGTTGGGGAATTGAATACTCAGTTCGGTTTGACTGGGGAAAAGCTGAAATCAGCATCTGAATTACTTATCAAGTATGCTGAGATTAACGAAACAGACATTTCAAGCTCTGCCATTTCTGCAAAACAAGCTATTGAAGCTTACGGTTTGACAGCTGAAGACTTGGGAATGGTCTTAGACAATGTGACCAAAGCCGCTCAAGATACAGGACAGTCAGTTGACACGATTGTTCAAAAAGCCATTGACGGTGCTCCTCAGATTAAAGGTTTGGGACTTTCTTTTGAAGAAGGTGCTGCACTGATCGGTAAGTTTGAGAAAAGCGGTGTGGATTCATCTGCTGCTCTATCCTCTCTATCGAAAGCTGCTGTCATCTATGCTAAAGACGGTAAGACTCTGACAGATGGATTGAATGAGACTGTTAGTGCTATTCAAAATTCTACTAGTGAGACAGAGGCTTTAAGTATTGCCTCAGAAATCTTTGGTAGTAAGGCTGCTCCTAGAATGGTCGATGCTATTCAGCGTGGTGCTTTTAGCTTTGATGACTTAGCTGAAGCAGCTAAAAGTTCCTCTGGTACTGTCTCCACCACATTTGATGAGACGCTTGACCCAATAGATAAGTTGACTCAGTATTCTAACCAAGCAAAAGAGGGAATGGCAGAACTTGGCGGTAAATTGCTTGAGACTGTCATCCCAGCTTTAGAACCTTTGATGGGTATGCTTGAATCTTCTGTCAATTGGTTTACTAGCCTAAACGAAACTGATCAACAGACTATCGTGATTCTTGGCCTAGTTACAACTGCTGTGATGATGTTGCTTGGTGCAATTGCACCGCTGGTCATCGCCATAGGGGCAATAGGTGCGCCTGTCGGAATTGTAGTGGCGGCAATAGTAGGGGCTATTGCCGTCATAA